AGTGATAACTGCTCATACCGTATAGTTTCTGGTACAAGAGACGGTGGACAATCTATATCACATCCAATGAGAATTTTTCTTGAGCAGTATGGTTTATATGATAAAAATAGTAAAACAAAATTTATACCAGAATTTATATACAAACTTGAAAAGGATCAAATAGCTAGATTTTTATCTGTTTTTATTGGGTGTGATGGATGTGTTAATAAGAAATCATATAGTATGCCTTTTATATCAATAGGTCTTGCTAATGAACACCTTGTAACTCAATTAAGTGAATTATTTTTAAGGTTTGGTATAAAAGGGCGTAGAAGAAAAAAAGTACATTCAAAAAAATCAACAAGAACTGGTAAAAATTTTGTAAGTTGGGAATTCAAGATAAGTGAGAAAGAGTCTGTTATCAAGTTTAGAAATGAAATAGGTGCTTTAAGTAAAGAGACACAATTACATCAATGTTTTGTAAATGCTTCAAACAGTAAAGGAACATGTAATAATTATTTACCAATTACTTATGAAGAAGCATTTAATAATCTTGACTATATTAGTGTTGAAAGAATAGTTGATTTTGCAAATTATTCTCCAGGTGGAAATAATGCAACATTAGAAGACGCACCTTCTGAATTATTAAAATTACTAAACAATTGGCGTAAAAGAAATAAAACAAGAATATCTACAAGAGCTTTTAAGAAACTAAGACCTTATTTAAATGACTCTTTTGATAGTATTTCAGGAAATGATATTGATTGGGAAGAAGTAAAAAATGTAGAACAACTTGATTCAGTTGAAACATATGATCTTACTATAGAAGATAATCATAATTTTATAACATCTGGGTTTGTAACACATAACACAGAGCTAGCTAAAAGAAAGCTAGTTATTAAAGCAATAGAAGGAACCAATTTTCCACGTCCCAGTTTCTTTGCTGCTGCTCCAACAAGGGATCAAGCAAAACGTATTTTCTGGGATGATTTAAAAGCACTTGTACCAAAGAAATTGATTAAAGGTAAACCGAAAGAATCAGATCTAATAATAGAGATGGTTCACGGTCCTACAATTTCTGTATTAGGTCTCGATGTTGCAGAACGTATTGAGGGATCACCATGGGATGGTGGTATCTTGGATGAGTACGGTAACATGAAGGCAAAGGTATGGGGCGAGAATGTTCGTCCAGCTCTTTCAGATAGACTTGGTTGGTGTTGGTTGATCGGTGTACCAGAAGGTAGGAATCATTATTATCGAACTTTTTTAGATGCTAAGCATGATACTACAGGGGAGTGGGATGCTTTTCACTGGTTCAGTTCTGATATTTTACCAGAAGGTGAGATTGAATCTGCAAGAAATAATCTTGATGAACTTACGTTCCAACAGGAATATGAAGGATCATTTCTTAATTTTCAAGGTAGGGTATATTATAAATATGATAATGAGATTCATGCAAAGAGACTTAAATATTTTAAGAATGAACCTTTAAATCTGTGTTTTGACTTTAACGTTGCTCCAGGTGTTATGGCAATTGTACAAGAACAAGAACTTGTATACACAGTGAATGGAATTATTCGATCTAATATGGGTTCTGGTGTAATTGATGAAGTTCATATTGCAAGAGACAGTAACACTGAACGTGTATGTAAACAATTTTTACAGGATTATGAAGACCATAACGGTCCTGTTGTATGTTATGGTGATTCTACAGGTGGTTCAAAAGGATCTGCTAAAACAAAAGGTTCGGATTGGGATATAATCAGTGAGATATTAAGAGAAAAATTTGGTACACGTTTAAAATTTGACTATCCTAAAAAGAATCCACCAGAGAGAACTCGAATAAATGCAATGAATTCAAGGTTGATGAGTTCTACCGGTATTGTAAGAATGTTAGTTGATCCTTTAATGGCTCGCCATGTTGGAGAAGATTTAGATGGTGTTCAGGTTAAAAAAGAAAGTGCTGGTGAAATTGATAAAAAATCACATCCTGAATTATCACATATATCTGATGCACTTGGTTACTATGTAAACAGGAAATTTCCTGTTATAACTAAAGAGCATGGATTAAGTAAACGGAGAGTATTAGGTGTCTAAATTAAAACCAATTCCGTATAGGAAATAACCGATAGTTCTAGACATTACTAATGATAATTGGAGTGTTCACACTCCTTTTGAACCTGGTTATATTCCCTATCTCGGTGGACCTATTATCGGTAAACTTGTGCATGTATGTAAAGTAAACAGTGAAGGTAAAACAATCTTTCTACCAGAATGGTATCATGGAAATCTATAAACCAACTCATTTTAAATTGTACGAATTTGTACCACCTGAGATCTACCTTGAACGTGAACAATTAGCTTGGGAATTATTAGATCCCAAAATAGTTTATACATGGGATGAGTTAAGAAAAAGAACTGGTAAATCCTGTACTATAAACAATTGGAAATCTGGTGGTAATTTCAGAGATCGTGGATTAAGGACTTTTCTATATTATAAAGACGGTAAGGTGCATTACTCTCAACATATTTTTGGAAAAGCTGGAGATGGTGATGTTTATGATATGACACCAGAAGAGGTCATTAATTTCATCGTAGAAGAAAAAGCAAAAGGATCTTTTCAATACCTTACAGGAATCGAAGTAGGTGAAAATTGGGTACACCTTGATACCCGTCCAGCTCTTCGTGTTTCTGAAAATGGATTATTTATGTTTGATAGGCATGGACCAATTAACTGGGAGGATTATGTATGGCCGCTAAAATGAGTGCTATAGATCGAAAATGGCAATCTGAGTATGATGCAAGAACACTTGCAGATGCTGCTGAAATAAGAAATGATAAAGTACGTATGAAAGGAGCTGTTACAGCTTCAAAAAGAATGGTAGCTGAAGAGACAAAAAGATTGAGTGCTATGAAACAGATCTCGAAAATTAAACCTTCTTCTACGAAACAGGTTACTAAAGTTAAACCCTCTTCTAAGAAAAAATAATGGCTGTTCAAGATCCAAGTAATGATTATCTGTTAAATGTCGAAAAATCTATTCGATGCAGAGATTGCATTGCTGGTGAAGAAATGTTGAAAAGAGGCGGTAATGCGAAAAAATATCTTCCAGGATTAGATGGTGCTTCTGGTGATAAAGATGTTGCAAAAGCTTATAAAGGATACCTGTTTAGGGCTGCTTATTTCAATACAATGGCTAGAACAAAAGGTTTTTTGAAAGGTCTTGTAACAAGAATACCATGTAAACCTACTGTTCCAGATGACATGAAACCTTTCATGAAAAATGTCACTGGAGATGGAATGAACTTTTATAATTTTTCTACACATGTTTTAGATGAAGTTTTGTCTGTAGGTTGGGGAGCTATCTTTGTTGATTATGATAATGTAACTGAGAATACTGTTACACAAAAAGATGCCAAAAAAGCCGGGTATGGTGCAAAAATGACTTGGTATCCAATGGAGTCGATTTTCAACACTGAATCAAGTATTCGTTTATATACAGTTGAGATAACAGAAGATGTTGAGTTTACACCTGTAGAAAAAGAAGTAATAGTTGTACTTGATCTTGATGAAGAAGGTTATTATCGAAGACGTAAATATCAACAAGAAGAGAGTACAGATAAAAAAACCGATAAGATATGGTCACAGTTTGGTGAAACTATTTACCCTGTGATGAATGGTAGTAAAATGAAATATATTCCGTTCTTCCCCTGTGGAGCGGAAGCTAATTCAATGGAGATTGAGAAACCTCCATTGTCAGATCTTGCTGATGTTTCGTTACATCATTATGGAGTGTATGCTGATTACCGGAATGGTATTCATTTTACAGGTTTTCCACAACTCTATATTGCTGGACACAAAGATGATAAAACGAAACTATTGATGGGTTCAGGAGTTGCCTGGGAATTTGAAGACTCTACTGCATCTGTCAAGTACGCAGAATTTTCAGGAAGTGGTTTAGAATACCCTGAAAAACTTTTAGACAGACTGGAAAACTATATGGGAAAATTAGGTGCCAGGATGTTGATGGTTGAGAAACGTGTTGCTGAGAGTGCAGATAAGGTAAGGCAAGATACCTCATCAGAATCATCTCTTTTGGCCGGAATAGCCAATAATGTTTCAAATGCTCTTTCTCAAGCTTTGAATGCTGTAAAGGAATGGTCTGATTATGATGGTGATGAGATCGTAGCTGAGTTAAATACAGATTATGATTCTTTGAAAATAGATCCTTCTCTTTTAATTGCTATGATGAAAGGTATTCAAGGAGGATTTATCACCCTTGAAACTTTTGTTTACAATATGAAGAAAGGTGAAATTTTATCACCTGATCGTTCTACAGAAGATGAGTTGAAAGAGCTTGCGAAGATTAAAAAAGAGACCGATAAAAAGATTAAAGAATCTGGTGACATCGACCCATTAAGTGAAAGAAATGATGATGGGTTCAAAGATCCGTCAGATGAATTAAGAGACGAAACCAGAAAGAAAACTGATTATAAAACCGAGGCGTGATGCCTCATAAAAACAACGTGATGTTGGATAACTAAAAGGAGCGCGAAGCTATGGAACTTAAACTTGATGAAAACGGTAATGTTTGTTTAGATGATAAAGGTCTTCCAATTTTTATTTTTAAAGAGGAAGGCGCAGAACCAACTGAAAACGGTGTTGATGTTCCTTCTCTTTTTATAAAGATTAAGAACCTTAATAAAGAATCAATGGATCATCGTCTAGCTGGAAAAGCATCTGCCGAAAAACTCAAGCCTGTGATTGACGCTGGTATTGAAGACCTTGAAGCTTTTATAGCGGAAGCTGCTTCAAACAAAGAGGCTGTTGGAAATTTCAATGAGAAAGATTTGAAATCTGTTGAAGAAGTCAATCAGATCAAGCAAGGTGTCAGTGATTCTTATGAACAGAAAATCAAAGACCTTAATACGGTAATTGGTGATATGAACATAACCAGCACTACCAAACTTGCTCAGAAAGACCAAAACATCAGAGACCTTGTTATCAAAGGTGCTTTTGATAGAAGTGATTTCATCAAGGATAGAACAGTTCTTACTCCTGAAATTGCTTTTCATACCTTTGGAAGATCATTCAAAATCGAAGAAACCGATGATGGTGGGCTAGAAACATTTGCTCTGAAATCTGACGGTGAAAAGGTTTACTCTATGGCAAATCCAGGGCAACTTGCAAATCCTGAGGAAGCTATTGAACTTCTCATTAAAGGTCATTCAGATAGTGCCAGTATTTTAAGAACTTCAAGCGGTGGAGATGACCAAGACCTCAACCCAGGTAAAAAGACAGGCGGGATGACTCCCGCTGATTTTGCTAAGTTGACTCCAACCGAAAAACTGAAACATGTCCATAAATTAAAAAAATAACGGAGATTTGAATATGGCTGTAAATCTTATTGAAGCCTCAAAACTTGCTCTCGGTGCTGGTGATGTTTATAAATCTACCATCATGGAACTGTATGCAAAAAACTCCGATATTCTCCGAACATTAATGTTTGAGAATATCAGTGGTAATGCGCTTCTGTTCAACCGTGAGAAAACTTTGCCCAACGTCGGTTTTCGGCAACCAAACTCTGGTTATACCGAAGGAACCGGTACTTTCGACCCTGTAAATGAGCCTCTGGCAATTGCTGGTGGTGATCTCGATGTTGACAAGTTCTTTGTTGATACACTTGGAGATGACCAACGTGCAGTTCAAGAAGCTGGTAAAGTGAAAGCTTTGTCCCTGTCATTTACCAAAACATTCGTCAAAGGGGACTCTGGTTCTACTCCAGAAGAGTTCGATGGTATACAAAATAGAGTATCCTCTGAGTACACTGTAAATGCTGGATCTACCAGTGGAGGAGATGTACTGTCACTTGCGAAACTTGATGAATTGATCGATCTTTGTGAGAATCCGACTCACTTGCTTATGAATAAAGCAATGCGTCGCAGACTCACTGCTGCTGCACGTACTTACACAATTGGTGGATTTATCACTTATACGCAGGATGAGTTTGGACAAACTCAAACTGTTTATAATGATCTGCCGATCCTGATTGCAGACAAAGATAATACAAACGCTGAGATTATGCCCTTTACTGAAGCAAATCCCAGTGGCGGTGCTGCTGCAAGTACATCTATTTACGCTCTTTCCTTCCTCGAAGATGGTGTAATCGGTCTTCAAAATGGTGACATGGATGTACGTGATCTCGGAGAGCTGGAATCAAAACCTGTTTTCAGAACTCGTGTTGAATGGTACACTTCTATTTCTGTCATGCGGGAGAATGCTGTTGTTCGCCTTAATGGAATCAAGAGTGGTACTGTCTCAGCATAATCTGGTATCCTGACAGATTATGTCAGGTAACTGATTTTTTTTTGAATAATTGAAAGACCATTCAAAATGGAGATTAATATATGAGTTCTTATAACAGCCAATTTCGTAATGACTCAGATCTTGAAGTAAAAGATGCTGGTCTTATTGCTACTTCTGCTGCTGCTACTGTTTCCTCTGTGGCAAAAGTAATTGACACTGGGGGTGGTTTCTTTGAAGGTAATGTTGTAATTGACGTTACTGCAATTGAGATTGCTTCTACAAATGAAATTTACACAATTATCCTGGAAGGTTCTTCCAGTGCAACTTTCGCAAGTGTTATTGCCCCACTTGCTGTTATTTTACTCGGTGCAAATGCGGTTATTGTAGGTGAGTCAGATGTTGATTCAACTACTGGACGTTACATACTTCCTTTCAGGAATGAAAGGGATGAGGTAGTGTATCGTTATCTTCGTCTGTATACTGTTGTTGCTGGTACAATCGCAACAGGTGGTGGTATCAATTACGAAGCGTATCTTGCTCCTAAACAATAACCACTCTGGTTAAATTAACTAGATACAAACGGCATCTGATAAATATTACCAGATGCCGTTATTCAAAAGATCAATAGATGTTTTGTATAATACATAACATGTTAGGAAATTAATGTCAAAGGATGAAGGTAATCAACCATACATGAACCAAAAGTTAGTTGAAATACCAAACCACCCTTTTGACTCATGTGAATGTTATACAAAAAAAGAATCAATTAAAACTCCAAAAAGATATTCAGATTTTCTAACTGTTATCGGTTCAGCTAATACTGTACAAGATGATATAAAGAAATGGGGTGTTCACGGAGACGTTGCTTGTTGTAATGACACATGTTTCTATTATCCTGTATATAATCACGTTGTTGCACCCTTGGCACAGATGATGCCAATAATAAAAGAATACAAAAAAACATGCAGATGGTTTGAAGAGGATTTTCCAGTACAAACTCATACTGTTCACCATACTGATGTTTCTAGACCAACTTACGAAGATCAGTTGTTGGCAGATTTTAAATGGAGATTCAGACCAAATTTTAAATCATCAGGTTTACTTGCTGTATGGATTGGACTCGCACTGGGTTACAAAGCGATAATAACACTTGGAATAACACTTGATGCAAGAGATCATTTTTTCGATCTATGTGAAAATTATCCGACACATATTCCACATACACATGGGCACTTTAAAATATTTGATAAATATCTTACAAGACATAAAACAGATGAATGGCTGAGTAGTTTTAATGTCCGTGCTCCAAATGGTAATTTTTCAACATGGGTTGGTGAACCAACTACTAAGTGGATGGAAAAATATATTCCTTAAAGGTGTTTGGAGTTTATTAATGTATATGGTATACGATAAATCAGGTGATATAACCGAAATCGATAAATATGTCGATGTAAAGGAAATGATCGCTTCTGGTCATTATATAGGGTTTTTCGTAAGAGAAAATCTCGGAGATGTTAAACATCAGAAATATTTAACCCATATACATGAACGTCATCCAAAAGTAAAAAAAGTTATCATTCAAGAACCGTTTTTTAAAGAAATACAATATAACTGTGCCTCAGAATTAAGAGTTAAAGGGTCTTTTGCAACGATAATAAGTACAGCTGAATGTGTTAAAAAAGATATTAAAACTTTTGGTGTACATGGAACAGTTTTTGTTGTAAACGATGCTGGTTTTTATTATCCAAATTTTGATCACCATGTTTCACATCATGGAGAAATTTTAGCTATTGTAAGACGTTACAGAAAGAAATTTAGATCAGGTTTTTTTAACGATTATAAATCACATGCGTCAATACACACAGACGTAGGTTTTTCTGAAACAGAACAAAATCTTGCTGATTATGTGTGGAAATTTAGACCAAAGGCTACTTCAAGTGGTATGTTAGCAATTTTTATTGCTGTAGCTATTGGATATAAACATATCTTAGTACATGGAATGCCTTTATCCAGGATGAGTCATTTCTATGATTTTGAAGAAACACCTGTAATACATCAATTTGATAAATTCTTTGGCCAGATACAAAGACCTGATGTTATAAAAGTATTAAAAAATGCTGATGTACGTTTTTCTTCTGGTAATATGCGGAAATTAACAACAGCTCCTTCAAAAAAGTGGGTAGATGACTGTAATAGGTAAAGTTGGTGAGACAGTGGAACTTATTAATGAAGATGGTAGTGTTCTTAAACAAATTATCTGTCACGGTATTCGTTCTAAAGAATTACCAAAGAGGGATTCAAATATACTAACTATTATAGGATCTGCAGAATGTGTATTGGATGATATTAGAAATTATGGGATACACGGTGATGTTATGGCTGTGAATGTCGCTGGTTTCTTTTCATTTGAAAACTGTAATATCAAACACCTTGTTAGTTTACATTGTGATCATTTCAGAATAAACGATATAGTAAGAAGGTACTTAAGACCACAAGAAAAGTTCAATAGTTATTATACACACACTTATGGTAATTTTTCTTCTCGTGTTGCTAAAGAGAAAGAACATATTGATTTTATATGGGGACTAAGCCCTGGTCCAAAATCAAGTGGTATTCTAGCTTGTTATATAGGGATTGCATTAGGATATAATAAAATACAACTACTTGGAATACCGTTAGATAATTCAGTGAGATTTCATGATCTCGGTATTGAAAATAAAACAAATTATTATTATTCAATGTATCAAAAAATCTTAAATGATAATTCATATAAATTCATGATTGGAAGAGTTAAATCAGCTTCTGGTAATACACGAACACTTTTAGGTGAACCAACAAAAGAATGGCTGGAGGGCTAGATTCTATGTTACGACCACAAGCAATCATATTAGATTTTGATGGTGTATTAACAGACAACTATGTTTATGTTAATGAAAAAGGTGAGGAGTCTGTCCGTTGTTCACGTTCTGACGGTCTTGGATTCAGAGCACTTGCTAAAGCAGAGATAGATATATTTATCATATCAACTGAGGAAAACCCTGTTGTTGTTGCCAGAGCAACTAAATTACGTGTTTATGTCAGTAATGATGTAAAGAATAAGAAGGAAAAACTCATAGAACTTTCTGAAGAGTTCGGGTTTGATTTAAAAAAGACCTTGTTTATTGGAAATGATATAAACGATGTTGAGGCAATGAAAATATGTGGTATGAAAGGGTGTCCTTCTGATAGTCACACAGAAGTTTTATTACTATCAACAGAGTACTTCACAAGTAAGGGTGGAGAAGGTATTGTAAGAGAATTGGCTGAAAAATTGGAGGTAATGAATGATTTATACAATAGCTGAGATTGGTATTAATCATAATGGTTCTCTTCGCATGGCAAAAGACCTTGTTAGGATGGCTTCTCTATGTGGATGTAATGCTGTTAAGTTCCAGA